ATCGTATGCTTGGAATTCTTTTAACAAATCCTCTTCTACTTTTTCAGTACTAATATCTGAATTGGAAAGGTGTTCTAGGATAGTCATTTTATTATTAACAATAATATTGGTATCTACTAAAGCTTCCGTATTTTGTACTTCCGATAACATATAATAAGCAGCATGTACTTTATAATGGGGGAGTTTTGTTTTAAAGAATTCTTCTAAATTATAGCTGTCTTTAATCTCGTTAATTAAATTATATTTTTCTCTTTTAAGAGCTCTACGATTTAATTTTTTAGAAGATTCTAACAACGTTTGAACCAAAATATTAGCCCTACCTTCAGTGAGGGTGGTAGTTTTAGTTAACGCTTCATATAATTTGTATTCCTTTCCTAATTCGGATTTGACGAAATATTTTTGAATCACTTTAATAGCGGCAGACTCTACACCATTCAAGGTGTCAGCTGTTACTTGGCGAACTAATAATTCAAAAAGAATACCAGTATTTTTATACTTCGAATGTTTAATGTTCATTCCTAATAGGATTTATTATAAATATATAAGGAGATATTACTCTTTAATGTTTGATTCATCTAATAGTGATTCCTTCTTTTTATCGGAAGCAAAAACTAACTCTTTTTGCATAGATTCTAACAAAGAACGATTTTTTAAGAATTGCTTACTAGCACCTTCGTTTAAACCGGGTTGATCATCTATCTTCATTGCTTTTTTACCTAAACGATCTTTACCAAAGACATTATCTTGAGTATTAATATTAGATACTTTTTCTTCAGGACGACCTAAGGGTTTTTTTTCATTATACCCATCAGGTACATTAGCTGGATCTGAGTCTACTCTGCCAGTTCCATATAGTGAAGCTAAATCATGGGGGGTACCATATGAACGACCTGTTGTAACAGGATCATTTCCTTCAGTTTCGATTTGGTTGTTACGGAATTGGCGTTTTTGGTCTTGGACAATTAAGTCTCTATATTCTTCATACTCATCTTCACTAAAGTGGAAAATATGATTATAGATCCAATCCGTAGGGAGTAATTTATTCTCCATAATTTGACCTGCTAAATCTACTTTTTCTTTCATTAATGCAATCTTTTCTTGATCGTAAATGATAGAAGGTGTCGTTAAACCTAACTCAAAGTTTGTCATTTGTTCATCTCTATATCCTTGAGCATACAAATGGACTAATGCAATTTTATACAATTCTGATAATAATATACGTTGTAATCTGTCAATTGTGCGACCAAAACGGATATCCTCAGCTGCTAATGTCGCTTTACCTGATAGATTCTCATCGTATCCCATAAATGCTTTAGGCACTTTAAGAGCAGCAAATAATTTTTCTCTCAAGTATTCTACATCCTCAATTGCAGCATAATCTAAACCTTTAGTAGTATCAATTTTGGTCGACTGATCATTCCCTCTAACAGGAATATAAAAGTCTTCCATGATGTTTTGTTGGTTGTATTTTAAATTGTATTCGCCTGTTTTCTGATCTATCAGTGGAGTACGTTTCATTGTTGAAATCGTTTTCTGCATGAAGTTTTCTACTTCGTTTGGAGGTATAGACCCTACATTTACATAAAATATTCTTTTTTCAGGAGCACGTACAATTCTATGAATTAACATAGCATCCTCCATTAGTGAATATTGTTTAAATAATTTACGACCAGGCTCAATATATGAGCGACCATAAGGAAGATAATTTACGTCTGAAATTAATCTAAAGTGGGCAATTTCGTAATTATCAAATTCGATAGTATTTGAGGTACTATTTTGATTTGGTGATTGGTAGTAACCTGATGATGATCCTCCCATAACTCCTTCAGGGTTATAAGTAAATACTACTCTTGAAGGTGATGCAGGATCGAAATTTTCTTTACGTTCAATATGATATGCTGAATAGGGGATTATATTATAAACACCGAATTTTTCTGATATCTCTAGTTTAAGGAAAAAATCACCATACTTACACATTTGACGTGTCCAAGCCCAAAGATTAAATTCTACGTTTAAAACATCGTAAAATAAATTGTATAGGATCTTTTGGATGTCTTCATCCGATGATTTGATTTGAAGCACTTCACCCATATCATTTTTTAGGGTACACTCATCAGCAATGATATCAAGAGCGGATGCAACAATAGCATCTGTATCCATTAAATCATAATCTGAGTATAGATATGTTCTTAAATACTGATAGTTCATGTTGAACTGTTGTCCGTATAAAGATGTTGATGCTGGGTTTTGGTAGATTCCTGTAAAGCGATCCATTAAGGAATTTGTAGCAAATTCACCAGAGGTTTGGATGTGGTCAGTATCAATTACTTTGAGTTGATTACCCCCTACATTCCGGATTACTACATCGGATGCAAATAATCTCTCCAGTCTTTTAAATAAGCCTTTATCAGCCATAATGTTTGTTATTATTATAAATATTATTTAAAGAATCCAACGTATGTCTTCTTTCCCACCATATGGATTCTCCATTTCATAGGGGTTTTGGATGGCACTATTATTACTATACCCCCCTACAAATGCTGTTTTACTAGTTGACATGCTATTTAATGTAGCTTTGCTCATGTCTAAATGTTGTTGGTTAAACTTAAACGACGTATCACGCATAAACATACCAATTCCAAATGCCATAACCAAATCATCATTGTACCCTTGTTGAGCTTCCGCACGTCCATGTTTCCACATAAATACTTTCATTTCTTCAAGTAAACGTTTTGATTGAATTGTAACGGATTTATCGTTAACATATTCTTGAAGTTTTCCTATTATTAAGGGTCTAACTCTAGATGTCATACTAAATCCAGGAACCATTTTACTTGTATCCATATATTTATCAAAATACGAATCTGCTCTGCTGGAGTCACTTTTAGATGAGTAATAAAGGTTAGTATACCCTCTGTCTATAATAGTTTGAATAGTAGACCAACCAATTGAGGCATTCTCTACTACAAGTAGGGCCTCGTTATATTCGGTAGCAATACCCACTAATAAATGTCCATATTCTTTAGTGCCTAATTGTCCCCTATATTCAGCGACTTGAGTATTCGTTTCAATATCAAGGATATGGAACGCAGAGTAATCTTTCCCATCTCCACGAGCAACATCAGCAACAACAAGATAGGTTCTTGAATAATCAGCGGGTTCCCAAATCCATAGATTTTGATCAGCACCGCGCTTTTCAAGCGGGTCTTTAATATAAGTTTGTTCATAAAATTCTAGGTATTCAGCATAGAATACAGTATCACCTGATGTGTTAAAATCGCAATCACATTCTTGTGCTGCCATCCGGGGATCACCCAATAATTCATCTTGCCTGTCTCTCCATACTTGATCTCTTTCAGGGTGGACATACCAGGGCAATTTAATAGGTAAAAAATCGTTTTCATCACTTTCGGCTCTAACCCACGTTTGGTGAAACCAGTTACCGGTACCATAGGGGGTAGATAAAGCAATACACCCACCACCAGTAGCAAGGGTTTGCTGAGCTGAAGCCCAAATCTCGCCAATGTTTTCAATAAAGGCTGCTTCATCAATTAATAAAAGAGACACTGCTTCTGATCTACCTGCATCACTTGATGCTGATGTGGCTTTAATTTGTGATCCATTACTTAATCGTAATGTTAATTTATTATTTTCAGGTGCGTCTATTTTAAGCCATGAAGGTAAATTTTCATACATGAATTTAACCTTCGTAACCATGTTTTTTGCTGTATCCTGCTTTGTTGCAATACAAAGTACGTTTTTATCCTTATGGAATAACATTAGCCATAAAGAATAACCAGCACCTAAAGTAGATATACCTAATTGGCGTGATTTGAGTATTATAGAATAGGGGTTTTCTTGAAATAAAGTTAATACTTTTTCTTGAAATGGGTATAAATGGAAAGGAATTCGCCCACGTTGTGGGTGTTGGATCATACAGTACTTTTTCATAAAATGAACTGGGTTAGCAGCGCATTTAATATACTCTTGTTGAATGATTTGCCTTAAATTAGGTTCTGCCATTATTTACCTATTTTCCAATACAAACGGGCTGTGTAGATAGGTTGGAAGTTGTTGTTTATACCTAAACCAAAACCGTATGCTTGTCTTTTTTTATTTACGAATAACAATTCACCATTAAGGTTTTGAATTGCTGTGGGGGTACTACCTACCGAAACACCTCCAAAGAGTTCTCTTTTGTAGAGGTAAATAGTATTATTAATTGTAGTTGTTGGGATGAATATGTTGGATTGAACATTTCGTTTTGATATTAAGTTACGAGTAACCGTATCATTTATCACTATAAAACCAAGGCTATCAACCTTAATAGTATCTGTATAAAAGTATTTTGCGTAATAATCTTTAAGAATAGAAATTGTATCAATAGGAACTTGGAAGGTGTCAATTTCTACTATTGTTTTTTTAATATATTTAGGCACATACTCTTTAGTAGCAACCTTTAATGTGTCCCATCTAGTTATCACCTCAGTAATAACTTCAGGTTCTAAGGGAGGTGTGGAAGAGCAGTTTCTTTGAAAAAACAAAATAACTACTAATACTACAACTAGTAAAGTTTGAATATTTTTAAATAAGTCCTTCAAGCTCTTTTTTAATTTTAGTTAAATCTTTTAAACGAGCTAATAGTCTTTCTTTATCTTCCCCTTCAGCTTGTTTCCACTTGTTAACTATGGTTTTCATTTCTTTATTAGTATCCTGTAATTTACGGGAAATTGTAGAAATTGAATCGTTTTTTTGGATATCCTTAGCTGTTGGTTCTACATCATCATCTTCAGTTAAACCTAAATCTGTGGATAATACCTTAGTTTTAGCTAACTCGTCATTATATGCTTTTGCGGTCTCGACATTATCTTGAGATACTTCAGAAAGTACATCTACAATAGTTTCTTTAATATATTCTGCTAATTCTCTACGTTTCATGATAATACTATTTTATTATAAATATTACAAAGAAAGCGTCTCTAGCATTTGTTCAATGCGATTTTCGGTGCTGCCTGATAATGTGTTAAGATTTTTAATACGATGTTTATCTGAGTCTAATATTTTACTAATTGTATAATCAATTAAATCTCTATAATCAACATTAGTTTCTCTAATACCATTGTCCTCTATTTCTACTCCTACGGGAGAGACATAGAATATATAGTCATATTCTTTTATAAAACGCTTAGCATATTCCTCAAATGCTTCTTTATCGTTCCAATCCATAGATTTAGAAGCACGAGCAAAAGCCATAACATCAATTACAGTTCTATCTGTGATGATGTTTTCTACCATTAGTTCTCCAGTACGTTCAGCTAAAAATACTGTTTGTCCTTTGAGTGTTGAATCAGTATTTAATGGAATACCTTGAGCCATTAACTCTTTAGAACGTTCTGTTCTAAACATATAATCCTTAAATTCAGGACGCTCTTTGAGGGCATTAACAAGTGTGGTTTTACCCACACTCATTGTTCCACATAATCCTATTTTCATACGTCTTTATTATTTAACCATTTTCTATATACTCTGTAGCTATCACTATCAAAATGTTCTGTACTAACTTCAAACAGTGTACCATCCGTTAGTGCTTTAACTTGATGTGGTTGTCCTGGGTATTGTCTTACACTATCTCCTTCACGTAATTGTTGCTCATGAACTTCACCTGTTTCAGTATCAACCCAGCGATATAAAAATTCACCTTCTTGAACATACCAAGTTTCATCTTTAATCAAATGGTAATGCATGCTAAAGTTACAACCCTTTTTAAATACAAGTAACTTACCACAATATAGATCGTTATTTTCGAATATAATTTCATGCCCCCAACCTTTAGGAACATTACATTCTTTACATTCTTTAGCATTAATTACAATAGGCTTTTCCATTAATGTCTATAATCTTGTAATGAATTTTTCATCGATTGGTTTTTATACCAAGGTAAACCTTCACGTTCTTGCATGATTTCACTATATGCTTCCTCCTCATATTGGATGCCATTTAAGTAAAATGATTTTTCCATTTCACATTCTTTTGAATGAGGTTCAATAGCTGGTCCATCCCATCTGTGGAATTTCCAATTTTCTTCACCTATATATCTTGCTAAATGAATTAATGCACCACGTGAATTAATTTCTTTGTACTCATAAAGTTTTTGTTTCTTAGCCATAACTGTTTTTTATTAAAATAAACTATTTTCGATGAAATCTGGATATTCGGTATTGTGTTTACTTAAAATATAATCTGTAACATAAATACCTTGAGCACCTGATACTGTAATACCTCGTGCTGATAATGCGTCTCCTACAAAATGAACATTTTCATAATCAACTAACGATAAATCATCGTAATTAACTAAGGGTTCAGGAGACAAATATTTTACCTCAGGAATATAAACACCCCAATCATCACCTAACGTTGGGAATACTTTCTTCATATCCTCAATGAAGTCGTCAATATACGAAAAATATCCGTGGAAGGCACTCCTAACATCTTTCATTTGTTCTGATGTTATAGCTACAGCACTTACGTCTTCGCCTTCAGATGTTGTAGAAGGGGTACGAGTAGGGCTATAATATAAGCCTGTCCCTTCTTTGTTTACTTTAGATACTAATTCTCTAGACCAAGCAAATGGTTCTTCAATACCATTGACTTCCATCAAGATACCAAAGTTGGTCATGTCGTTTCGGAATGCTTCGTCTTTTTTTGCGTGTCCATTGTACGAATGGTCTCCATAAGTTTGCTCAACGGCAACATAAGCTGCGTTGTTGTTAGTACAGAAAGAGCGTAATGATATTCCTTCGTCTTCGAATTTACGATATAGTTTGAAGTCATAGCTAATATCAATTAGTTTTTGGAAGTGTTTTTGTGGTGCCTCAAATCGCACCCCAATTTGTACTGGTTTAGGTTCAGTAGGTAATTTATACTGATCTGCTAAATTTTTACCAAAGTCAATACCTGATTTACCTACGGCAAACATTAGGCGATCATAACTAATAGGCCAATTTTTAGGATTAATAAATGACTCTTCTTCTCCTATAAATAATTCTTGAGCATCAAAATCAATACTGGTTACTTTAGTTTCCCAAACAAAATCTACACCTTTAGACACTAAATAATCATACCAATTTTTACCAATCTCGTGTAGATAATCTGTACCAACGTGCCATACAGGGAACAAACGTAAACCAAAATATGGTTTAATAAAATCGGGTTCTGCTTGAGGGTCGGAACATTGTACTTCCTCTGGTTTGGGGTGGAAACGTTTGAAATTTGCAATTACTTCATCAAATAATGACATTGCTTTTTCTTCACCACAATATTTAGCTAATTGACCACCAATTGAAGTGTGGTAAGTTAATTTACCATCTGACCAACCACCAGCACCTAAGAATCCAGTCATTACTTCTGAATATGGTCTGAGATATGGATCTTTACCCATATCAATAATTGTAATATTTTCTCCTGGGAAACCATTATCTACTAATTTAGTGGCAGCATTAACACCTGCTACACCAGCGCCTACGATGATGAGTTTTTCTGACATTTATTTATTCTTTTTAACCCCTAAATATACGAAAGATATTTGGGGAATCCTAATTGTGGGGCCACAGCTCCCATAAAAATTGAATTAGAATCGACTGGCTATGAATCAGTCTATATGTATTTTGAGTGTTAAATTGCCTGTGCCTTTTATAACACGATGCCACTCATGACGTTTTATAAATATACGATCATTTAGTGAGGTAGGCAAGCTATCATCAAGCTGGATTGCCCAATCTGTTTCACCTATAATCTCGATAGTGCGATCTTCGTCGTCTCGATGCCACATTAACTCAATTGGGTCAATGTTCTCTCCGAATTCACGAATAATGTATTTGTTTGTAATCTCTAAGTCGGTGTATGGTTTACCAGAAACCTCCGAAATTTGATTTAAGTCCGAGTAATTTTGCATAACGTGGTAAGCGGCAAGACCAGTAGCCAGCTTTAGTTTTATCCTTTTTAGTTGAACATTTATGTCTAGCAGCAAAAGCATTACGTGCTTTTTTATCATTGATTTTTGCTCTTAAACCACCTGAACCAAAACGTATTGTTTTGATGTTTCCTGTTTTAGGATCTTTAACATAAACCTTATATGCTTTACCACCTGAGGTATCTCGCATTGGTTTGTTTAATTTCTTAGTGTTCTTTTTAGCTTCGTTTAAGTCCTCTTTATGGTATAGTTTTTCACTTTTACCATTAGGACCGCTTCCATTTTCATCATGGGGGTTACCTGACATTAGTGAACCGTCGGGCATTTTATGTAATTTACCTTTCCATTCTTTACCGTCTTTAGTGTAATGTGGAACACCTTCTTCTTCGGTTAACTCGATAGGAAAATCTAATGGAACTTTTTTACCTTCAAACATGCCAAAGTGGCCGAGATCTGTTTCAAGTAGCACTTCCAAATCATCACCTTGTACTTCAAGAATATTACGTGCGTATAAAGCGCGGGCTTCAGCCCATAATTCGAAATATTTATCCGAGCCAGCACGGAACACGTGCTCAGTAAGAGGTCGTGCGTTATCCATGTGGTACTTCAAACCTTCAGATAGGATTTCCTTTGGTGCTATACTTTCGTTTAACACCACTGGGTTTTTTGTACTACAAGTATCACATCCGCAATCACACATATTATTTTATTATAAATATAAAACCTCAGGGACCTCTGTTAATCTTCCTAGAGGAATTATTAGTACTCTACCAGCTAGTATCATCTTTTTTCTACCATTGGATTCATAAGCAAAAGACTCTGCTTTTGTATGTCTAACATTTAATGCTGGGGTGTAGATAAAGTCTGGGTCTTCAGCGTCTACTGGTAGTTCAGGGTTGAATAAAACATGACCCGTGTTAGTTGGGACAATATTAATCCCAATAATATCTTCTCCTTTATATACCGGTGTTATATTTACTGTACCATCATTTTGTAAGAGTATGTTGGTGTTTTCTCTGCCAAAATTGTCACCTGTGCCTTCATAATCTAACCCCCAAACAGATTTACCAGCTAGAATTGCTGATTGTCTGTCTCCTGTTTTCAAGAAATTTCTTTTAAACTGGGTCGTCGGGGGGATAAAACACACGTCTACTTTGTCCTTACCTGCAAAGCTTTTTAATTGTTTCCATCTTAACTGGTCTGTAAACTCTATAATATCCTCGGGGATATCAGATGATGACTCTAATTCATTAGGATCTATACCTTCAAAAACGTATTTGGGGTCAGAGTTAGCTATAACAGAGTCTAAAAAATCGGGTATTTCTTTGCCTAGATATTTAGAGAACTCTTGCATTTCTTCATTGTAGCTTTTTGAATATAAAGTTACTAAAGAACCATATTGTTGGAAGGGGACGTCTTTTGATATTTCTTTATCCTCAACCCCCTGTCCTGTGTAATATTGGCCTTCTTTATATGAAACCCAATAAACTTCACTCCCACCACTATTTTTTAAAACTAAATCTGCTTTGCCTGATCCTTTTACTTTTTCAGAGGAAGCAATTTCAACTCCTTGATCTTTACCTTGTACATATAATCTAACATTATCATTACCCAGTTGTGATAAAATTTCTGTTAGGTTTTTATTTAAATTTTCTACTTGTTGGGTTTCATACCCCAACCCCGGGGCTACTTTGGGGACTACTTTAATTTTATCAGGGTATTCTCCCAGAAGTCTATTAATAGCTATTAGTCTTTGAAAATCTTTGGATTTTTCATTTCTAGAGGGACCAAAGGTACATATTCTAATTGAAAACGGAGTTCTAAGTTTACGAATAGTACCGGCATAGGTTAAAATAAGAGGCTTATCAAATTCCCCTATAATTTTCCTTAAGTCATTGAGATTATAACTATTTTGTCCTCCGTATTTTCTTCCAGATCCCCCACTTAAAAATTTAACGTTTTCAACATCTACACCAAAATCATCCCCATCTTGTATTCTTTTAAGGGTTCCATCATCCAGACTATCACCTGCTAAGTTTTTTAAGATATCAAATTGAACTGATTCGTTTAGTTGGAATCTCTCACCCAACACACCACTCAATAATGACTCCAACAACAAAACATCCTGATCATTATTCATGTCAGGATATCCTTTATCAAATTTATAAGCGTATTGTTGGAAAAATTTATCGAATACGTCCATATTAAGGATTTGCTTGATCATAAAGAGCAGTGTATTCAGCGCTAAGTTGTAATAATTGATCTAATAATTCAGATCGAAGATCTGATAACCTATCTGATTCCTTTGATAATTTTATAACATCTGGATCTATAGGCCCATACTTAAATGCTCTAGATGTATATTTACTAAATGCCTGAGACTGTTTTTTTGTAATTTCTGCAGCCTGCTTGCTTAAATCTTCCATTTCTTGGCTTTTTGTTTCCATCTGCATTTCTATGCTGGGTTTGGCTATGTTCATCATTTCTGAGTCACAACTAACAGTACCACAAACTGAGGTCATAATGCTTACTGTAATTAAGCCTTTTTTAGCATAATCTTTTAGTTTATCTTTTATACTTTCAAGATCTTCATTAACGGATAATATATCATCTATAATATCTTGTTCTTGATTTGATAACCCTTCATTTAGTAGAGGGTTATTTGATAAATATTTTGTTAAATCGAAATTTTTCATTTTATTTGATTTGATTTTATTTTATGCTTCTACGTCTGTTTCTGTATCTACTGTTACATCATCTCCACCAGCATCAACTGTTACATCAGTTGATGTTTCTTCTGGGAAATCACCACCTGAACTGCCTGTATCAAATTCTGCTGCGTCTACTGAACCCTCAATTGTAGGAGCTCCATATCTTAAAATACGAGCGATTGCTTTTTCAGCACTTTCTTGCTCGTTTAAGTTAAGTAAATAATATTTCTTACCTTCAATCTCAGCGATAAATGTTCTTGGAGTAAAAACTAAATAGAAATTT